GCGCTGGCGAAGATTTCCGATGGCATGGAAAAGCTGTATTTCGTCAGCCAGCGCACGGGCGCGTCGGTCGGCGAACTTCAGGCATATTCCTTCGCAATCGCGCAAGTGGGCGGCAGCGTGGACGGCGCCCTGTCGTCGATCGAATCGCTGGCGCGGTTCCTGCGCAACAATCCCGGCGGCGCCGACGTGCTTAAAGGGCTGGGCGTTAAAAACGTTCAAGACACGGTACAGGCGTTCAAGGAACTAGGGCCGATCCTGGCGCAACAGCCCTACTATCTCGCGAACCAGTACGCCCAGCTGTTCGGCATTGACGAGCGCACGCTTATGGCAATGCGCGAAGGCGTTGACGAATTTTCCCAGCAGTATCAGGACATGGCGCGGCGCGTGGGCATTGACTCCCAGGCAGCGGCGAAGTCGGCGCACGCCTTTATGAACGAAGTGCGCGGCCTCGGCGCTGCGTTCGGCCTGCTGGTGCAAAAGGTCGGTTCCTTGCTGACGGGCCGCGTGGGCGCGCAGCTGAAAGCGTTTCGCGAAGGGTTCGTCGATAACTTCGACCGCATCGCCTACGGCATCCAGTCAGTCGTCGGCGTGCTGATCGCGGTGCTGCAGGCCGTCGGCAGCTTGTTCGGGACGCTGATCGACCTGGGGAAATCGCTGGTCGACGGCTGGGACAACCTGGACGACTCGACGAAAAAATGGGTCAAGGATCTGGCGCTGTTGGCGGCCGGAATTGGCGCGCTGAATCTTGCCCTATCCCTAACCCCCGTCGGCCGCGTCATTGCCCTCGGCGTGGCGTTGCTGGCCCTTTACAACGACTACGCGACCTGGGCGAAGGGCGGCAACTCGCTTTTCGACTGGGGCCAGTTTGAAAACGAAATCCAGCTAGTCGTGGACGTGGTCAAAGACTTGGCCCTGTACCTGGGCGAAGTGGTGGCCCGCGTCAAAGAGCTATCGGACACGCCGATCGGCCGGCGCCTGGGCGATCTGGCAAAGCTGGTCAACCCCAGCCCGTTCGTGTCGCCGTCGGAGCGGATCGCAGCGGGCAAGCGGTTGCTGTCGGGGGACACCACGGGCGGCGAAGGGGCGGCCCCGGCCCCCACGCCTGCCGGTAGTTTTTCTGACCGGTTCCGCAAATTCTTGCAAGGCCCGGCCCAGTCGGGGGGCACGGCCGCGACCGGCGGCAAGTTGTCGCCAGCGGCGGTAATGAAATTTTTCGAGAATGCCGGCTGGACGCACGACCAGGCGGCCGGGATTACCGCGAATCTGGTGGCCGAATCGGGCCTGAACCCGAACGCCGTGGGCGATAACGGCAAGGCGCGCGGGCTGGCCCAGTGGCACCCCGACCGGCAGGCGGCATTCAAGGCGAAATTCGGCCACGATATAGGTTCAGCGACGGCCGACGAACAACTGCAATTCGTCCAGCATGAGCTAACCGCCGGCATGTTCAGGGCGGCGGGCGATGCCCTGCGCGCGACGATGTCGGCCGATCTGGCGGGTCAGGTCGTCAGCACGCAATACGAACGGCCGGCCGATCGCGAAGGCGCGGCGGCGTCGCGTGGCGCGGCGGCCGTCACGCTGTCCCAGACGACCACGATCAATGTCAACGGCGGCGGCAATGCCAGCGAAACCGCGCGTGAAGTTGCGCGCACTCAGGAATACGTCAATCAGAACATGACGCGCAACCTTCGAGGGGCGCTCCAATGAGTACGACCGGCGACGTTCTGCAGGCGATATTTTTCGGCGGAAGTGTGGTCACGATCGACGAGGACATACAGCCGAACGTCGTGCTGCGTGAAACGCTCATTGACACGACCACGATCACGCAGCACCCGGTCGAAACCGGCGCGGCGATTACCGACCATGCCTACAACAATCCGGCGCAAGTGAACCTAGAACTGGGGTTCGGAAATCAAGGTCTGGCACGCGCGCTGTTCGGCGCGTCGTCGCCTGCCGAGGTCTATCAAAAGCTGCAGGACTTGAACACGGCGCGCCAGCCGTTCGATCTGCTGACCACGCGCCGGGCGTACACGAACATGCTTATTCAAAGCATGGCAGTGACGGCCGACGATAAGACAAAAAATATTTTGTTGATCAACATTGCGTTCCAGCAGATCATCATTGTTTCCACGTCAAATGTTCAGTTGACCCAGACAAAACAGGCCGAACCGGCAAAGACGACCGGCACGATCGACGGCGGCACGAAGCAAACGCAACCCGTGCCCGATAGTGCTCTGAAAACCTTGTCGAAGGTGTTCAAGTGACGACGCCCTACATCATCCCATTGACCCCGGCGCCGCAAAAATTCTACGTGTCGCTGCTGGGCGTCGTCTATCGCTTCACGGTCAAGTATCAGGACTCGTACACGGCGGGCTGGGTGCTGGACATCGCGAACGAAAGCGACGAACCGATCGTCGGCGGCATTCCGCTAGTGACCGGCGCAAACCTGCTGGAACAATACGAGTATCTGGGGATCGGCGTTCCGCTGTACGTGGCGACTGACGGCAACCTTGACGCCGTGCCCACGTTCACGAATCTGGGCCTGCAGTGCAAGTTGTATTTCACGACGACCCCGTAATATGGCACAGCAATACGGGCGCAAATGGTCATTGGTTGTCGGCGCTGCTGGCGGTAAGGGGCTGGACCTTTCCGATCTGCATTTCAAGTTCGAGACGCATCGCGCCACGCCGCAGACCCCGGGCTGGGCGGTCATGCGCATCTACAACGTCGCGCAATCGACGGCGCTGGCGATCCAGCGCGAATTTACGAACGTCTTTTTGCAGGCCGGATACCCCGACAACTTTGGAATGATTTTCAGCGGCAAGATTCGCCAGAAACGAACGGGCCGTGAAAATGGGACCGATACGTTTCTCGAAATCATCGCGCAGGACGGCGACACGGCCTATAACTGGGCGGTCACTGGGAACCAGCCCGGCACGGGCAAAAGCGGGGTTTCGCTGCGAAAGGGTTGGAAGTCCCAGGACATGCTCGACCAGATCGCGCAAGCCATGGCCGCCTTTGGCGTCACGCTTAGTTCGCAGAATCCCCCGTTCGCCAACTACGCCAACCCGCGCGGGCGCGTGCTGTTCGGCATGTCGCGCGACCACATGCGGACGCTTGCCAACACGACAGGCGCGTCGTGGTGCATTTCAAACGAGCAATTGACCCTGATCCCTGACCAGACGCCGCTACCGGGCACTGCGGTCGAATTGTCGGCCACGACGGGCCTAATCGGTATTCCGCAGTTGACGCTGGATGGCATCAACCTGCGTTGTCTGCTGAACCCCGCGATTCGCTTCGGCGGCATCGTGCATGTGAACAACGCCAGCATTGTCGATCGCGCCCTGGATGGCGGCATCGGCCCGACGAACGTAATCGAAACCGACCCGGCCAGCCCAAATTTCGGCCGCACAAAGCAGCCCGGTCTAGATCAGGACGGCCGTTACAAGGTCTATAGCGTGCAGCACACGGGCGACACGCGCGGTAACCCGTGGTATTCGGACCTGATCACCGTGGCCGTGGACGGCACGAAACCGCTGACCGGCCCGTATATCAACGCGATCGCGTCTAAGGGGGCCTGACCGTGGACCCGCGCGAACGACTTGACGACCCCGAGGAAACAATGCGCCTGGCGATCCAGGGCGCGTTATCGGGCGTGTGGACGGCCCTTCCGGGTCAGGTGACCGCCTTTGATGCCGCGGCGCTGACCGTGGAAGTGCAGCCGACCATAAAAATCATTCAGCAACTGCAGGACGGCACCTATCAGGCCGTGCAAATGCCGCTATTGCTCGACGTTCCCGTCGTGTTCCAGCGTGGCGGCGGTGCGACCCTGACGTTCCCGATCGCGGTCGGCGATGAATGCCTGGTGGTCTTTGCGAACCGGAATATTGATGGCTGGTGGCAGTCTGGCGGCGTGCAGTTGCCGCTGGACGCGCGGCGCTTCGACCTGTCGGACGGTTTCGCGCTGGTCGGCCCGTTTTCCCAGCCGAACGTCATCGGCGGCTACAGCGCCAGCGAAGTGCAGTTGCGCAGTAACGACGGCCTGGCGCTATTCGGGCTGAACCCGACGACGGGCGCGCTTCGGATCAAAGCCCCCGGCGGTCTGACGATCATCGGGGATATTTCGCACACGGGCAGTCAACGCTCGACCGGCGACGTGGTCGCGGGCACAATCAGCCTTAAAAATCACGTCCACACGCAAGGAAACGACAGCCACGGGGACACGGAAGTCCCGACGAATGCCCCGACGCCATGAGATACCGCAAGCTATCCCCGACCGGGGACTACACATTCGGAACCGGGGCCGATTTTTATATCGACTCGCCGGCAACCGTGGCACAGGCAATTTTGACCCGGCTGCGGCTTTGGCGTGGCGAATGGTTCGTGAACCTTGACGACGGGGTGCCGTACTACTCCGACGTGCTGGGAAAATACACCCAGGCGCAGCGCGACGC